AAAGCAGCTTACAAGATACAGTGAAGCGGAAATGATGGCAGCAGTCATAAACGGTTTTTTTACAGTATTTGTTACGTCTGAAAAAGGTACGGCGGAATTCGGTTTTTCCGGTGTCGTTGATGATGATGAACGCGTTTCGGATGATGATTCTAACTATGAATTAGGGCCGGGAATGGTGAACATGCTGGCGCCTGGGGAAAAGATTGATATTGCAGACGCAAAACGTCCTTCTACGAATTTTGACGCGTTTGTAACGTCCCTTGCTAAATACGTGGGCGCCGCGCTGGAAATCCCGGTTGAACTGTTAATAAAAAGTTTTAACGCCAGTTATTCCGCGTCGCGGGCCGCGCTTTTGGAAGCATGGAAAGCGTTCAGGATGAAGCGGGACTGGCTGGCGTCCGATTTATGCCAGCCGATTTATGAAATTTTCCTGAATGAAGCAATCGCAACGGGGCGCCTGAAAGCGCCAGGCTTTTTTCTGGATCCGGTTATACGGATGGCATATTGCGGCGCACAGTGGAACGGGCCAGCGCCGGGCATGTTGGATCCTGGGAAAGAGGTAGACGCGGCCGAAAAGCGGATCGCAATCGGCCTATCAACCAGGCAGAAAGAAACAATCGAAATGAGCGGCGGCGATTTTGATAGCAACATTGCACAGCTTGCGCGGGAAAATAAGCTGATGAAAGCCGCTGGCCTGTTATCTGGCGGAGGAACCGGCCAGGAAAGCAAAAAGGAAGGTGAAGATAAAGACTATGAAAAAAGTGAAGATGGAGCCGACGGCGGGGAAAATGCCGACGGTGAGAAATCAGCCGACGACGGCGGGGAATCCGGAAGCGAAAGCAAGTAAATTCTGGAATTTCATTGACAACGGGGAATCCGCGGATTTACAGCTTTTCGGAACAATCGAATCTGAAGAAAGCTGGTGGAATGATGATTGCGTGACATACCGGAATTTCATTGATGAATTAAAGGCCCTGGGGGACAAAAAGACAATAAACGTTATGATCCATTCCGTGGGCGGTGATGTTTTCGCAGCAAACGCAATCTATACCGCGCTTCTTATGAACAAGGCGACACTCACAGGAACAATTATCGGAATATGCGCCAGCGCAGCGACGATCGTTTTAATGGCGTGCGACAGCCGTAAAATAGCGAAAAACGCTATTCTGATGGCACATAATCCGTCCGTATCGTTATGGGGATCGTACCAGGCAGAAGATTTAATCAAGATGGCAGAGGTTACAAACCAGGTAAAAAAAAGCATTGTAACGGCCTACATGGAAAGGCTGGATAAAACCGAAGAGGAAATCAGCCAGATCATGGATGAAGAAACCTGGTACGTGGGCCAGGAAGCCATAGACGCCGGTTTTTGTGATGAACTTATAGACGCCGGTTTTCAGGATAACGCATTTTCTAACAAATTTATGGTGGATGGTGTTTCGTATAGCTTTAAAAACTATATTGATACATTTGTTCCGGAAAAAGTGAGAAAAAAGGTTCAGGATCTTTCTAAAACGCCGCAGAAAGACGCCGGGACTTTTTTTAATACAAAAACAAAATCACAGAAAGGAAATAATAGTATGGGTGAAGAAACAAACACGACAGCGCCGGTTATTACAGACGTTGAAACACTGAAAGCAGCTTATCCGGAGTTATGCGCCAGAGTTGCGACGGAAGCCGTTGACGCGGAACGGGCCAGGCTGAAAGCGATTGACGAAATCGCAGCCGGTATTCCGGAAGATTTGCTGCAAAAAGCAAAGTACAGCGAACCGATTTCGGCCGCCGATCTTGCGCTGGCACAGTTAAAGGCAAACAACAAGGCCGGGCAGCAGTTTTTAAATAGCATGGTGGACGATATGACAAATTCCGGAGCCGGTGACATTGGCACGGATCCAAATGCCGGATATGATCCGGAGAGCCAGAAAAACGCGGAACGCGCACAGAATGTAAGCGGGTTTGCAGCAAAGCTGGGAAAAGATAAAAGAAGGGGGAAATAAGCATGAAAATGTATGAACAGATCGGAGAGTTTACGCCGGATTCCCTGATTGTATCGCCTGACTTCCCGATCCTGAAATCCGGAATCGGACTGAAGCCCGGATATGGCGTATTGAAACGTGGTTCCCTGATTGCAAAATCGCCCGACGGGGCCGGTTATCTGGCAGGGACAACGGTAACGGTGACAACCGGCCAGGGAGATAGCGCCAAAACGGAAACTGTAAATTTATCTGTATTCGGAATCCTGACAGATGATACAAACACAGGAACCGACAAAAACGCAACCGATAACATCCCGGCCGTGGTATATCAGACCGGAGAATTCAACCGGGAGGCCGTGAAAGTAGCAAGCGGCGAAAAGGTTGGAACATTTGAGGACGAAATGAAGAAAATTTCAATTTTCCTTCGTTCCGTTCAGAATTATTAAAAAGGGGGATCGAAAAATGCCTGATTACACAACAAGAGAAATGATGGACGCAATAGATCAGACGCCGCCGGTCAGAACTTTTTTTCAGAAAACTTTTTTTCCGACGGACAACACACATGTCACGGAAAAAGTTGAATTTGATGTAAGAAAAGGGAAGCGCATTATGGCGCCGTTTGTAAGCCCGCGGATCGGCGGAAAGGTTATCACGCGCCAGGGATTCAAAACGAATCAGTTTTCAACGCCAAAGCTGGCGCCTGAAAGAGCGCTGACCGTGGACGACATTTCACAGAGAATGATCGGGGAAAATATCTATTCACAGCGCACGCCGGAGGAAAGGGAGGATGAACTTCTTGCTAAAGATATGACCGATCTGGAAGAATCCATTGCAAGAAGAAAAGAATGGATGTGCCGCCAGGTTCTTTACGAGGGCAAACTGGATGTTGTAGACGAAGAAGAAGGGATCGACATTCAGGTTGATTTCGGATTTACAAACATTGTTGTCCTGGCAGCGGATGAACAGTGGTCGCTTGCAACGGTGGATCCGCTGAAAATCCTTCGCGCCAGACGGAAAAAGACAATCAAAGACACGGGGAAAGCGCCGGACATTGCGATCTTTTCGTCGGATGTAATAGAGGATTTCATTTCTAATCCTATGATCGTTAAGGCAATGGACGTTCTGAACATGAAAAATGTTGTGATTGAGCCGCGGATCGTGGATCCGGCGCTGACGTTTTACGGGCGGATCGCAGAACTTGATCTTGACATTTATACATATGATGAATGGTTCCTGAATGACGAAGGCGAGGATGAAGCAATGGTTCCGCCTGGAACCGTGCTTCTGGCACATTCAGACGGCGAAGGCGCCATTGAATACGGCCTTGTTACACAGATGGAAGATAAAAAATTCCGTTCATACGAAGGGAAACTGGTTCCTAAAGTATGGGCCGACGAAAAAGACGAGGTTAAAAAAATCCGCCTTACATCCAGGCCGCTTCCGCGCCCGTATGACGTGGATTCGTGGACAATTATCTATGTGAAAGGAGCGAACGCATAATGAAATACAGAACAAAAGTTGAGGTTGTAACGAATGGCAAGACGTACAAGCCGGGATCTATCCTTCCGGAAAATATTTCGGCTTCCGATCTGGCGTTCCTGAAAATGAAAAAATTCGTTGTCCTGGTGGACGCGGCAGCGGTTGTTACGGAGCCGGTCGAGGAAGAAACAGACGGCGACGACGGAACCGGCGACGATTTCCCCGGATTCAATGAAATGCAGCCCGGAAAACTGAAAAATGAAACGGAAATCCGCAAAATCAGATCAAAGAAAGAGATCCGCGCCTATGCGGATTCTATCGGGCTTGACCTGGGAGAGAACAGCGACGAAAAGAGCCTGAAAGAACTTCAGGAAATTGTTGTCAATTTCCAGGAAGAGCAGATGGAGAACGGCGAAAACGGCGGAACTGAAGAGGAATAACCGAACATGAGATCATTCAAAGAACAGCTGGAAAAGGATTTTGACGGCACATTTTTCAACCTGGATGAATTCGCGGAATTACACACAATAGACGGAAATGAAATCCCCGTTGTTGTAGATAACGAAACACTTATACAGTTGAACATGGGGAAAACCGTTAATTCAGATGGAATATTCACGGACAGTATTATTATTTTCGTGCAAAAAAAATATCTGGATTATGAGCCGGTGATCGGACAGGTGATGGATTTTGACGGCGTTACTTATCCGGTTGACAATGTTCTTTCCGATACTGGCGGATATACCGTGGTTTTAAGGGGGAATGAGGGGTGATCTATCAGGAAATTAAGGTAACTGGCGTTGAAGAAATAGAAAAAAAGCTAGGAAACCTGAAAAGCAAGGCGCCAACGGTTGTATGCCGGGCCATAAACAGGGCGGCGCAAAAAGCCAGGACAGAAACAAAACGGGAAGTTGCGAATAAATACTTTATATCGCAAGTGGATGTATTAAAAACAATCCGCTTGACAAAGGCTTCAACCGCGAATCTATCCGCACAATTAACATCAAAAGGCGGGCCGATCGCGTTGTCAAAATTTAAAGTCAGCCCAAAAAGAGGGGTAAAACGGACAAAAAGAGGGTATTCGCCTTCTGTTTACAAGGCCGGAGTAGAAAAAAGCGGCGGAATGAAACCACTTTCCGGCAGCCCGAAGGCTTTTATTGCCGGCTTTAGTTCCGGACATTCCGGCGTAATGACAAGGATTTCAGCGCGTCGCCTTCCGTTAAAACAGCTTTACGGCCCGGCGGTTCCGTCCATGATTAAAAATGATGAAGTGATCGAGAGGATCCAAAAGGAAGCAACGGAAACGCTGGAAAAGCGTATTGACGCCGAAATAAACAATATTTTGCAAAGGGGCTAAACATGCAAACCGACGTTCATTTACAAAGAAAGCTGGTTGAGGTTGTAAAGGATGAATTAAAAGATTATACGTCTGTCAATAATGAGGGCGTGTATCTGCATTTCAATGTATATCCACAAAACCTTCCGGCAAAAACGGCGCGTCCGGTTCCAGATCCTGGAAAGGATGGGCCGCCAAAAAAAGCGCCAAAAAGCGACGACAGCCATTTTCCGTATGTTTTGGTATGTCTGGATGAAGAGGAAATAACCGGTGAAAATGATGATTCCGCCGTTGCGGTTTATTTTCTGATTGGAATTATTGACCGGAACACAAATAATCAGGGGCATTTCGACGTTGCGGAAGTCATGAACCGGCTGACAATGCGATTTTTAAAAGAAAGGCTTATCGCCGACAGATACAGGATAAATTTTCCGGTGACAAAGGTATTTCAGCGGGAAGATACATGGCCCAAATTTCTGGGCGGAATATCTACGGTCTGGACGGTGGAAGCGCCAGAATTGGAGGAAACCGAATTTGACTAATACAATGTATATCGGCCCTTCTGTCAGGGGCGTTGTAAAACACGGCGCCGCGTTTAGCGGCGGGCTTCCGGCCAGGTTGGAAAGGCTGGCGGACGCAAAACCGATTATCAAAAATTTAATTGTTCCCGTTTCGGAACTGGCGGACGCAATCAAGCGTTCCAACGAAGAAGGATCCGCCGTTGCGGTCGCGTATGACCGCATTTCAGAACTGACCGAAGCGGAAATCAAGAAAATTATGGAAGGAGTGTAAAAAAGTATGTCTAACTACAAACATGGTATCAGGACAAGCAGACGGGCCACACAGTTATCAATACCTATCACGTCCGACGGGTGTTTACAGTGTGTGATCGGCACGGCGCCGGTAAACCTGGCGGCGGATCCTTATGATACCGTAAACAAGCCTTTTGCCCTCGTAATTTTTCAAAAGCTTTTTCTGGTCGGGGGTAAGCTTTATTTTTTCGCCCGTGCCGTCGATTATAAAATGACCGTTTTCGAGCGTGCCGTGCAGAAAGTTCATTGCGGGCGTGCCGATAAAGCCCGCCACAAACATATTTGCGGGGTTG